ATATTTCGATCCTCGTGTAGGCACAAAAGTCTGGTTGTCAGATACAGTACCTACACGAGTAATTAACGCAACTTTCGAGCAAGCTTACCATTTGCTTAACAATGATGGATTACTTGACAATACAGGCACTGTTCGTGATTTGTCGATTACTTCAATAGATTTAATAGGACTTAGAAATCCTAATGTGCTCTCTCCTTCTGCTAAACGGCAAATAAAAGCTATTCTAGTTAATAGTGGATCGAGCAATTGGTGGAGATCTAACTAATGAATCTAGACAACCTCATTAAAAGTAAAGTCAATATGGCATTCAGGCTGGCAGGAGATATGGTTGATGACGTTATTTTAAATCAAAAGAATGTTACTGACTATAATTTCACTACAGATGTCATAGATGCTACAGACATAGCTCCAGTGATAATTAAGGGACTTGTCGCTACAAAGCAACGGAAAGACAATACAACGAAGACTACACTAACACTTAAATCAACCGATATAGTGGACGCTTCGTTGTATGATACCGTTACTATTAGAGGCGTACTCTGGAACATTGTAATGCCTGTGAGTAATGATGGTTACTTGTTCGTATTAGAAATAGCGAGACAGACATAATGGGCAAATATACTGAACTTCATAAGTCTGTGTATTCTGTATTTGGTACAACCGAATGGAAGGCTGAGAATATTAAAACGTTTCCTAGTAACTACGTAAGTAAAGTTGCTGGAAATGAGTATATCAGAGTTCATATATTAGCCGGTGGCTCACAAATAGCAGGATATCCAAGGTCTGTCTCTGGTCAAATAATTATAGATATATTTACAAATGCCGGTATTGGTACATTGCGTACTGATCAGATAGCCGATAGACTAGATACATATTTAGTCGGAAAAACGATTGACAAGGTACAGTTTGGTACTAGCAACTTAACGAATCTAGGTATCGACAGTGCTGACACCAGTCTTTTTCGTAGCAATTACGTTATATCTTTTAATTATTATGGAGTTGAATAATGGCACACATTAGTTCAATCGGCGCGGCAATGTTTTCTACATTGTGTGTTTGTACGCCGCTTACTGCTATCTCTAAAGCTAACTTTGATCTGCTAAAAGCAACACCTAGCGATTTTGCGCTGCTTTTTGATACTGAAGTTTTAAAGGGTGGTACTAAAGTAGGTGATGGAACCACTGCAGCAACTACCACAACATTTCTAAATCTTGGAGATGTACGTAGTTTCCCTGCTATTGGCAATCCTGCCAATATTGTTAAAGTGCCTGTTTATGGTCAAGCTGTGTCTAGCTCTGTACAAGGGCAATCTGATGCTCCTCAACTAGAAATTGATTTGAATTACGTGCCGTCTACCTGGAACGAGACGGGCCTTTTCAAGGAGTTACTTGCAGGCGATACACAGTATGTATTTCGATTTACACTTCTTAACTCAAAGCCAAGTTCGTTAAACAACGGTGCTATTGGTGTTGAAAATTCATCTTACTACTGGATTGGTAAATTTGAGTCGCTTATTGTAACGCCCTCATTAACTGATAGTACTACTGCCAAATTGACTCTCTCGTTACAATCAGAGTTCTACGGCGCTTACACTTCTAACTAAGGAATAAGAAATGGGACATATTAGTTCAATCGGCGCTGCAATGTTTTCACGCCTATCTGTCAATAAGACAAGCGTTACGAATATTGCTACGGCAAAGACTGCCTTAGCTGGTGCTGCTGGTGCGCAAGGTTATTTCGACGCAGACACAAAATATACCAATATTGGAGATGTACGTAGTTTCCCTGCTATTGGCAATCCTGCCAATATTGTTAAAGTACCTGTCTATGGCCAATCAGTCTCGAGTTCCATTCAAGGACAATCTGATGCACCGCAGCTCGAGATAGATATTAACTATATTGGTGCTGACTGGGCAAAGACAGGCTCTACGCTTGGGCCGTTAGTAGGCAATGGAAGTGTGTATGTTTTCCGTTTCACACTACTCAACAGTCTTCCTACTGCTACCGGTGCTACTCGTTTTGATGACGTGGTAGGAGGTGTTGGCACTGCTCCTAATTCATCATATTACTGGATCGGAAAGCTTGAGTCGTTACTTGTTACACCTTCGCTAACTGATAGTACTACTGCTAAGTTAACTCTCTCATTACAGTCAGAGTTCTACGGGGCATATACTATCTAAAGATTTAAAGGGGTTATTCGCAAAATAACTTAAACAAACCTGCTTTATGGATGCCCTTATTTTTATATAAAGAGAAATATGGAGACTAATATCAAACCTTTTTCAATTGGTTTTGTACTTCGAACTACTACAAAAAACATGCGTAAGGATGTCGATGTAAGTATTCGGAAGACGTTCGAACGAGTAAAGGACTTTGAAGGTAACCAGGAAAAATCTACAGAGGTTTTTATGGCACTTTCAGCTCTACACTCGATTCGTAAAATGTTGGATGATTTCCAACTAGAGAATAAAGAAATATTTTCAGGAAGCTAAGTAAATGGCTGTTCCTTCATTAATTAAAGAAAGCAATAAAATGACTTCTCGCTTTAAAAATGCCAAAGTAACAAAACAAGTTAAATTCATGAATGAAGATGTAGAAATTAAGAAGTTAACTGTAAACCAGGTTTCGAAGATTCAAGACGCTGCCAAAGGTATCGAGGAAACTACCGATAGCTTGGACAGCCTTCGTTTGCTCTGTTTCGTAGCTCGTGAAGGTTCGACAGAGATGGCAGAATTAACTGACGAGGAGATGTTCGATTTCCCGATGGACGAGTTGAGTAAACTGTCTGATGCTATTATGGTGTTCTCAGGCTTGGGAAAGCCTGTGAAGTAGTACTATCTGAAGAGGATGTGGAATTATTTGAGTTAGCTTATCTACTAAGACAACCCATTCAATATATCAGTCAGATGTCACACGAGGAATACTCTGGATGGCTTTCTTATTTCAAGAAACGCCCTGTTGAATGGCGTGCGGATAATAGAGCTGCTACTCAAATAATCTCTAAAGGTATCAAACTGAAACCTCAACAAATTTTCCCTTCACTTGTAGCGATCTATGAAGCCGAGGATAGTTACGATAAATTTAAGTTGAAAGGATCTAAAATGTTTGCAAATATAATGAGCAGTGTTGGTGGTGAAAAGTTGAATTTTTAATGTTCAATATAGAGATAAGAGGTATACTTGCTGAGTTTGAAAGACTTATAGCAGAGAAAGACGAACAAGTTTCAGCACTAACTACTGAGAAGGTGCTGAAACTTAAAAAAGAACTAGCAGACAAGACTCCTGTTGACACAGGACTAGCTAGTTCTTCTTGGGAATCGACTAAGACTGCTAAGGGTGAGTTTTCTATCAGCAACAAAGTGCCATACATAGATTACTTAAATGCAGGTAGCTCTAAACAGGCTCCTGCCTTTTTTGTGGAGAAAACAGCTTTAAAGTATGGAGTTCCAAATGGACAAATAGTAAAATATGGAGAATAGGAAATGAGTATCCAGATAAAAGTAACATCTGAAACAAAGAAGGTTGATGATGATCTAGCAAAACTACGAGCATCTGTAGATGGTATTAAGAGTTCTGTAAACAATGCCTCTACGTCTATTAAGAACATGGCTACCAATCTGGCCTTGCTTGCAGCATCTGCTATCTCATTAAATTCTCTGGTAAAGACACTGGACGACATTAGTGGCAGATCATCTAAGATAAAGCTTGTTACAGACTCTCAGATATCCTTTAACATGGCATTACGAGATACGACAGCTATTGCTGTCAATACTCGTACAAGTCTTACATCTGTAAATGATCTGTATCATAAAGTGGCACAGAATATGGATGCGCTTGGTGCATCTCAAACACACGTAGGTGTGGCTGTGCAAAATATTGCAAAGAGTATTGCACTATCTGGCCAAGGCGCGCAGCAAGCTGAAGCGGCTATCCTACAATTGGGACAAGCCCTTGGCTCTGGTGTTTTACAAGGTGATGAGCTACGTTCTGTTCTGGAAAATGCACCGGCTCTTGCGCAACAGATTGCAGCAGGCTTAAAGATTTCTACAGGCGAAATGCGTCAACTAGCTGCATCAGGACAATTGACAGCTGAGAAGGTGTTTAAATCGATTTTGAGCAGAACATCTGAAATAAACAGAGAATTTGCCAAAGTAAATATCACATTTGGACAAGCATTCTTAAATCTAGGAAATGCTGGACAAATATTTGTATCTGCTGTTTCGAACTTATTTACTGCTAAGAAGGGCCAAAAAGGCGTTCCTGACTTTTTGAACGATATCGCTGTTACAATTATTTTAATATCGAATGACTTAGATCATTACGTCTTAAAGGCAAAGACAAAGATTGCAAAACTGTTTTTGTTCGTATACGATAGTGTGAAGGATCTACCGAAGTTGTTTTCAAGTATATTTAAATCATTAGATTCCAATTTTGATATCAAAATAAACGTGGCTAAGATAAATTTTGAAGACATTTTCTCAAAATTAAATCCTATAAAAGAAAGTGTAATGTCTTTTGTAAACACCATCGAACGTGCCTTCTTTTGGCTGTACGATCAAGTAATTGGACATTCTTCAGTTCCTGACTTGATCTATGGAATTATCGAGTATTTTGAGAAACTTTCAGGTACGCCTTTGACGGCCGTCAGATCTTTCGTCGCGAGTGTAAGCAAGCTGTTTGACGATCTTAGCAAAACTACCGTTTCTAAGTCGTTAATGAACATGTTCAAGCCTGTTGAAACTCTTTTTGGTACGTTATTCGCGGATAAAAATCTTAAAGTGAAGCTTGCTGTAGAAGGTATAGGTGCAATCGAAGATGTAGTCGAGACAGCTACACTAAGCGTCGGAAAAGCATCCAAAATTAGTGGTACTAACTCGCTTATACCTAATGCACTTGGAGCTGCTTCAGCATTATTTGCAGCATATAAGAAACAAGATTTTCTATTTTCAATTGCAATAGGTTCATTGGTTAATTTTCTGTCAGGCAAGCTACTTGATAGCGATACGGTCAGTAAGAATAGTGCAGTTGTATCAGTAGATTCGACATTAACCAAAATCTGGGATAAAATTGCATCAGTTATTGAAAGGATTTGGCTATCGATCAAAAGTACTTCAATAGGTAACAGCCTTGACAAAATGTTTGGTAAATTAAAAGTATGGTTTGATCATACACAATTTGCGCATACACTTAAACAAGTACTTGGTATAAGAGATACGACGCCTTATAGATTCGAGACTGCTACCACTAAGCAGGGCTGGCAGATGAGTAGTACTGATGCAAATGTAGGTGCAGGTTATTGGAGATACGCTGACAAGAGGCCTTTCGGCCATGACGCACTTAATGCACTGCCCGAAAGACTGCAAGTGCCAGCAATTGCAGGCATTACTGCAGCTGCAGCTGGTGCGCTAATGTTGATGATAAAGAGCCCTTCAGTGCTGAGTGTAATGCTCGGACTGCTAACTACTGGTTTTGCTCTCGCTGTTAATAGACTTGTAGAAGACGCAGCAATAGACAAGTTTGCTGTAAGTGTGTATTCGCAAGGCCTAAAGTTAGTGAACAAGGTCGTTGAAACACTATTTGGTTCAGGTATTTTTGGAGAGCGTGGCTTTGGTGGTACATTATTGCTTATAGCCAAGATGTCGCTTCTTTTTGCTGCGGGAAGACAATTCATGTTGACCGGGGCTATTGCTGCAGCTCGTGCACCGACTACTGCTGTAAATCAACTATTTACTGGTGCAGAAGCTAGAATGGCTGCCAGAGGTGTCGTGAGATCTGATGCTAATCTATTGAACACTGCGCATCTAGTACGTCAAGCTG